AGGTCACTGCCCATGTGGTCTCGATACTCTACATCAATCTCAGCTAGTTTAATCATAGGAGGGGTCTATTTCCTTAAGGCTTACATGGGACATCGCAGCGAGGTACTGCGCTACTTGAGGGTTCTCTACGAGGACTGAGGAGAAGCCTGTGGCTAGGCGGTGGACAATCTGTTCTTCATCAACGTTGCCCATCATGATCCGCATATAGAACATGATCATGTGCAGGATTTCATGAACTAGGGTGTCTAGTTCTTCCACAGGTGTGAGGTTTTCTAGGACTCTGATCCGCTGGATTTTGGCATCAAAGTCACCGTAGTAATCGGTACCCCATGGACTTTCCCCCAAGAATTGAACTTCAATGTTTCGCCCCAGAAAAATGAGAGATTCAGGGCGTAGTAAACGATAATCAAACTCCACTTCCTCCGTACTAGGGGATTTCTTTTTGCTCATAAAAGTCCTTCATCACGAAGAAGGGCTAAACCCTCTTCAGTTATTCGCCACACCCTGCCGAATTGCAGAGGTGCAGTCTTGGTTGTAATCAACCCCATGCTACACAGGGCAGCTACTTCTTGATCAAACTCCCGTGCTATATCGGACTGGAGACTAATCCCCTGCCGATAGACCCTGTGGAGTAACTGGTTGATTGCTTTACGTTGCATTAGTGTGTGTCAGCCCAAGTAGTTCCGATCTTGTATTCTCCTGCTAAGGGGCATCGGAAATTAAAATGTTCACCAGCTTGACGTACACAGTCCGTAGCTAGCTCGGCAACTTGCTGGGCGATCTCAGGAGTTCTACAGGCAATCTGTACTTCATCATGTGACCAAGCACAGAAGCAGTAGTCCCCATCCCACCCATGTTTAAATTTACTTTGGAGTTGCTCTTCCAGCAGTACGAGCCATTGCTTACACACCACAGCTCCAGCTCCTTGGAGCAGAGAGTTCAGTGAAGCGTGTGCACTTCTAATGTAAATGTCTCGCCCATCAAGCCCAGCGATATTGCCTTTTGTTGCAGCTTGTTTAACACTATCGACAAGTCGTCCGAGGGCTGGCAACGAACGAAGAAACTTAGACTTGAGCCGCTTACCGTCACCTGCATCTCCACCAACAATAGATCCAATTTTTGCATCACCTGCCCCATATAAAAATGCGTAGATGAAGGTCTTGGCTTGGTTGCGTGTCTCAAGCCCCGCTGCCTTTTGGTTCTCTGTGTGGATGTCACCACTCAACAGGATGTCAGCGTACTTACCTCCATCCCACTCAGCCATGAAATGGGCTAGGCATCGAAGCTCTAGTCCAGAGGCATCTGCCCCCACCAACGTCCATCCGTTAGGAACTGTAAAAAGTCCTCGGCAGTCGTGACCATAAGGAGATCCAGAGGATGGCACCTGTGATATGTTGGGATAAGAGTGGGTTGCCCTGCCAGTGACAGCACCGTTAGTGTTAATAGATCCATGAATCTTCCCCTGTTTCTCACACTTCATCCACGCCTGGTCACCCTCAGCTAACTGAGAGATACGCTTCTGCACCATGAGGTACTCTGATAGGGCAGCGCAGGGTTCGTATGAGAGTTTACTTAAGACAACTTCATCAATCTTTGGCTTGCCACCCTCGGTGAGTTCCTGAGGTTTCCACCCATATAACTTCTGAAGTCTATCGGCTATGTGATCCCTGCTTGAGGGATTGAACATGACAGTCTTGTATCGAGGGACTGGTACGCCCTTGATGTAACCTTTGGTTTTGTTGTCACGGGCTGGGATGAAGTCAGGTAAGCGTACCTGCCACTCCCCAAAAGTAGCTATCAATTCAGCTTCTATCTCAGACCTACGGCTTACGAGCTTGGCATATAACTTGGCGGCACTTGTGGTATCAAAGTGGAAACCATTACGTTCCTGCTTTGCCATGAGCCATGCCAACTTATGCTCCAGCTCCAAGCATTGGGCTGAGTAGTTCTTTTTTAGTATCCGTGAATAGAGATCGGCTGTGACCTGTACGTCCTGCACACAGTAGTCCAACATCTCTTGGGTAAACTTTTCCCACCCACCATCATAGTCACCCTTGTAGTTCTTCATGCGGTAACCCCAAGCGGCTAGCGAGTGGGAACCAAAGAGCTTACCAGGGAGTACCCCTTTTTGGATTCTCAGGGAGTCTGTCTCACGGATTGCTGCCCAGATAACTCGGGTAGCCACCAGTGTGTCAAAGACCTTTGCATGATCGAAGGAGACTTTGTAGAGCTTCTCAATGACTGGGATGTCGTACTTGATTACGTTATGTCCAACCACCAAAGATCCAGACAGTAGGTGATCTATGCCTTCTTCTAGCTCATAGGGGAAACCACTGCGGTACGTAAATACTTCATCAGTATCTGTATCTTTAATTACTAAGCAGTGAATTTTGGAAACGGTATCGAGCAAACCATCCGTCTCTAAGTCAAATATAAGTGCCACGCTGTCTCCTTCGACTAGCAAAAAATAAGGGGGGTGACCGTCTTTCCGATCTGTCAGTCATAGGACAACAGGGTAATGGCGTACCCTCTTGCAACTATAACGCCTCCTAAGGTAGAGGGTTATTTCTTCAACACGTAACGAGCGTATCGCTGCCCAGTTGTCGGGTGTCTTTTGTGTTGGGTCTCAATGTTGTACCCTGCATCACGTAGCTCTTGGATACGCTTTGACAGGCACTGGATAGAGTAATCCAGCAAGGCTTCACGCTGAGAAATGCTTTTGGTTTTCTTGAAGTGACGCAAAAGGATTTGGTTTTGAGAAATCATAGCTTCCTTACTAAGTTAGAACTCATCAATGTTGACCGCCCCAAACCCCTCTACGAAGGGAGCGAGGCGACCAGTCTCTCGGTCATAGGATAACCGACCTGCTTCCCCAGTCTCACCACTGAAGCGGTTCTTTAGAACTCTCAGAGTTGTGACATTGGGGTTCTCACCCTGTTGATCTCGCTCCAAGCCAATCACCATATCGGAGAGTTGGGCAATGGCATGAGATCCACGGAGTTGATTGAGGGCAGTACGTGCCCCTTGTTCGTGTCCTCGGTCACCTTCAGGTCTACGTAGGTGGGACACGAGGAACATCCCCACGCCTGTCTCTTCAACAAGGGTGCGTAGGGATGTCATGGCATTATCTATGAGACGGCGTTCATCACCGTCTCCCAAGCCCGAAACAACAATAGAAAGATGATCCAGAATAATCCAAGAACAGCCACAAGAACGAGCCAAGAATCTAATACGGGAAAGTAAGTTATCAATACCGCTACTGCCCCAATGATCGTAAAGGAAACAACGACCATTACCAATAGTAGCATCGTAACTAGCGCGGAGATCAGCTTCACTGACTCCCTCCTTATTCAAGTGTAGTGGTTTGTTGAGGTGGATTCCCATCAACCCCAAAGCGGTGCGCCGAGGGTTCTCTTCAAGCATGATCATGCCAACAGCCTCTCCCTTCAACAGGAGGTGGTGGGCGATCTCTCGCACCACTGCTGACTTACCTATGCCAGAACCTGCGGTAAGCGTAACCAACTCACCCCTACGAGAACCACGAGTTACTTCGTTAAGTTCATCCCAAGGGTAGGGTATCGCTTGGATAGTCTCAGTCTTAGAGACTTCCTCCCACAAGTCAGCTCCAGACAAGATGCCATCAGGACGGTACGCTTTAGCGTTCCATATTGCCTGAATGATTTCATCTGCCTTACCGTTGACCAGACACTCGTTAGCGTCCTTCATCGGTAGTGATGCAATCTTAGCTTTGCCTGGGCTGAACAACTCGGCGCACTCGCTTGCCGCCGCTTGACCTGGTTCATCCATGTCGAACATCAAGATTATCTCATCGAATAATTCGTAGTAATCGAAGTTCAACTTCATGTGCTTCTTAGCACCTTGAGCACCGTTAGGTACGGAGACCACAGCCCACTTGTTACCTTGGGCTTGACTCACGCTCATCGCATCAATCTCACCCTCAGTAACTACCAGCTTCTTCCCCTTGCCCCACAAGGGAGCACCAAAGGGGAGAGCCTTGGTAATGTCACCCAGTACCTTGAAGCTCTTGTCAGAGCCTCGGATCTTCTGGGCAACCATTGTCCCCGCCTTGTCATAGTAGGGGGCAACCTGTACTTTCTTTCCCGCTAGTTCACCAACTTGGTATCCAAATTTGCGGCAGGTATCTTCCCGAATTTTACGTTTGGATAAATCCATGAACTCACCAGTGATGAGGTCACCTGATCTTTTCTTCGGGGTTGGGGCTGGAGCAGTACCATCCCCTTTAACGTGAGCTTGGCAACTGAAACAGAACTGGTGCCCATCGGAGTACAACGAGTTGGCATCGGATGAACCGCAGTTGTCACAAGGTATGTGTCTTAAGAAATTGCTATCGTCCTGTTCCATTGATTCTCACATTAGTTGTTGTCAACCCCTTCAGCCTTGAGCCACGCAGCCACATCAAAACTCGGGCAATCCTTATGCACATCAGGGAAGTCCCGATGCCCTTGGATTTTAGCTTCAGGGTAAAAGCCCTTGAGTGTCTTCAAGACATCTTTGAGTGACTCAAATTGCTCAGGGGTAAAGTTGTTTGCTGCTTTATTGTCAGAGGAGTTGACCCCACCAACCATGCAGATACCAACCGACTGGCTGTTGTAACCTTGGACATGAGCACCCGCCACATCATGGGGGCGACCTTCTTCCACGGTACCGTCTCGGCGGATCACGTAGTGATAGCCAATACCAAACCAACCTTTGGCTCGATGCCAACGGTCAATATCCTCTTTGCCTATGTTCATTTTTTCTGAGGTGGCTGAACAATGCACCGCAATAAACTCAGTTTTATCTCGTTTTTTGTAATTCATTTTGGAGGCTCCGTGAGCCACGCATCGGGTATCTCTTTGTCGGCATAGAGAAAGCCGTTCTTCACACACCAGTCGGCGTATGTAGTGTTGCTCCTCTTAGCAATCTTCCCTTTGCTGTTAGAAAATACGAACCGAATATCCAGGTTCGGATGTTGCTTCTTTACGAGCAGATGTTTCTGCCTATCTGCGGTAAGAAACCTTCCCTTCGATTCAATGATAATGCCGTTCTCTAAAACGAAGTCTGGTGTGTACTTCGCTGTTCGCTCTGGCTTGATGTAAGGGATGACAAGCTCCTCGAAAGTAAACTTGACACCCTTACCCTGTAGCTCCTGAGCCAACTTCTCCTCCAGCCCAGAGCGGAACCCGTAAACAAGTCCCACCTCTGTTGCTGAACGAGACTTAGAAATCCGCAGTTTCGTCCTCTTCGCTGGTTTCTTCGTTGAAGTCATCGTCTGCTTTTTCTTTTGATACGTACCCTTCCTCTTCACCGAAGCCGAATGAACCAGCTCCGCCACCTGAGAACTCTACTAAGTCAATGACTTGCACTGCTCGTACACGCAGGGACAAACCTGCACCTGCAATAGCTGTGTAGTAGGGGAGAACTTCGTAAGAGACTTTGACCTTAGAGCCACCTGCGATATTCACAGAGGAGTCCAGAGGCTTACCCTTGGAGTCAAACAAAGCGGGACGCTGTTCAAAGCTATCACCACTCTTCATGGTGACTTTAGCTTTCAGTTTAAAGCGGAAGGTGGTGTTACCCGTCTCTTCATCTGCTTCGTAACCAGCGGTACCCTCTTTAATTTTTTTGCCAGGATTTTCTTTCTTAGCTTTTGCAATAGACGCAGCCAACTGTTCATCCAAAAAGGAGATGACACTGGTTGCCTCTTCAGTCGGAACTTGGAGAGACAGCTTGTATTCACCATCAGGATTAAACTTTGTGTCGGGCTTAGTGAGGTACGGGTACTGGGCAATACCAGCGGGGGTCACGTACCGTGGGGTTTTAGATTTTTTCATGGTGTCCTTATTTCAAATAACCATCATATGCTTCTCGCATTTCCCGAATAATACGGTTGCGTTCAGCCACAGTTTTGGCAGTGCGGAACGTGCCATCAGGGAGTCGGATCAGGAACATAGGTTGCCTCTCATGTGGATTTATCCAATTGTGCAACTTTTTGAAATGTTCCAGATCTGGAA